CTAGAAAGGACGGATCCACCTACGCTTGATGTCGACGGACGTAGGCCGTCCAGATCTCTCCAAGTGACCTTCTGAGTGGGGTTCATCCCCACGTTTCAGAAAGAACTTGAGAAGGGCGCCATATCCTCCCAGCCGTGAGGCAGGGATCCGTGGCACAACAGCATAGCCCTTAACCAAGGGGCTGTGCGTGTTGGCATCCATTTTGTGGGTTTCGTAACCCAGAAAAGAATGCTTGCCCAAACTAGGAGAAGTTGGAGCAACGTAGGGCAACCGAACAAAGTTGTCCAAGACATCGTCCAAGTGTCTGGCACACTGCCACATCCCAGCCGCATGAAAGCGGTTTCGGAGTGCAACAGTGGACACAATCTCCTGAGAGTCTGTTCGTTGCGTGGGAATCTTCGTTCGAACACGAACAATTGAAACGTCGTGTCCGTCGTAGTATTCCTTACCACAAGACTCTCGGAACTTGCCGTTCCAGAAAGACTTGTCGCGGCCTACCTTGAACCCAAAAGTTTCAAGGGACCGCACAACGAATGAAACCGTGCAACTGGGGACAATGATGTCATCCCCGTACACACGCACACTACCGACGAGACGAGTAATCATCTCATCGGTAAGACGGAGCTTAAGCGCATCTTCAATTCCCATGAGCACGACGGTCAGGAAGACCATCGCCTCCATAGGAAAGCAGAGCGCTGAACCCATCGACGCGAACTTGGACAGGCGAATAACGCCGTGCCCAGGTACATCAGCCTTCCGCGACCTGCTGGCGTCCACGGCATTCGACAGCCATGGATGATCAGATAGTAAGGCGCGTACATGCTGATTTGAGACTCGGTCTGACGCCTCAGAAAGGTCAAGCGTGGCAAGGTCACCTGTGAGGGAACCCTGCCGAGCAAGATCCTGATTTGAGGTTTGGTCGTCAAACCCGAGGAAGGAATATAACCGTGGATCACGGGATATCCCTTCTACTAGCATCTCCAAGATCCCCTGCTGCACATACTGCATGCAGGTAGGTTCAATTGCGATGATGCGTGGAGTCTTAAGCGTTTTAGGAACTGTGATAACCCTAACGGGTATCTCAGCACCGGGTTCGAGCATGTCAACCCGTTGGACCTCACGCCAGAAGGCGTAGGTGGGGATTAGGAAATCAGAGGCTGGGAAAAGCTTTTCCAGTCTGGTTGTCCAAGTCCTTTGAGTGTACTTGGAGTTCGCCTTGAGGCGATCTGCAGTTGCACCTGGTCCATGGCGGGGTACGAGCTCTCCTCTGTAGACGGATAAGTCCACAGAAGAAAACATGGAAGCAAACAGAAGACCACCCAAGCGCCTAAAGCGCCTAATGTGCTCTTCAGAAAGTTTGCGTTCAGCTCGTCTGACATCCTTCTCACACTCCATGTACTTTTCGTAGGCTTGTTTGACCCTCTTGTCAGAGCAGTCAAGCAAGATCTTGCCAAACATTAGCGTAAGCTGACGGATGGCAAGAATCGAATCTACGTCAGGAACAGGGAGTAAGCTCCCATCACTGGAGAACACACGACTTAGGAAACCTGACAAAAATGTCGGGAGACCTGCTCTTCTCTTGAAACCAAGAAAAGAGTCGAAGTCCACTCTACCGGATTCAAGACTTTTTTGGAAGTCTGAACCGAATTGTGGAAGGGTAATCGTAAGAAACGACAACCCCTCGTGTGAAACCCGATCGACGACTGTTTTATAGTCGCGATCTGTGCTGGTTTGACACCAGCCGCCCAATTCTTGGGCGGCCATCTTCCAGAGCAACATTAGGCTTTTCAAGTCTCCTCCTAACAGAGGTAGATTTCCCAAGCCATGTGTTGCCTAACCAAAGCCATCGTCAAACGACGACAACCGAGACTAGTTCTCGCCACCCAGAAGCTGGGTAGTGCGAGCACCGGAGGACGCCGTGAGATACGCGGTAAGCGCATCTACGATGTACTTCTGCTCGGTAATCGTGTACCCCTGAGGGGGCACGTCGACGACCAGGTAGGCCGACATCGACACCTTCTGATTCAGAGTGGTGTCGAAGGGGTCGCTGGCGATCTTGGACGAGTTCAGACGAACCGTCCGACGCGTGCGCTTGCCGTACTGGTGAGAAATCGCCAGAGAAACGGTGGCGTCGTCCTTCGTGAAGGTACCGGCATTGATGCCGGAGCTCGTACGAGGGAGAGACGTCGCGACTGCGTTGATCGTGACAGACTGGGGATCGGCGAACGACATGACAATTGCTCCTTGCGTGTGGAGTCGGATGACTCCCGGTAAGTGGACAGAAAATCGGCTATCGGCTTCGGGACAAACCCAAAGCAGCAATGATAGCCAGCTGGCGATCCGTTAAATCCGCATCGCTCAGCCCGAAACCAAATGGCGTTGCCCGACGGCGAGTCTTCACAGTGTTTGTGAAAACCTGCGTCAGGTCAGAGACAACACCCGATTTAAACGGGATGTCCCTGATGCTGTACTGAGCTCTCAGGATGGACTTCTCCATCATGTAGCCGTACGGCATTACGAGACCGTCCTGGGAGAACTGGGTGACGTTATGAACAACGTCTCCGGCGTTCGAGAACCAGTCCACGGCCCAGCTCCACGGAGCGAGGTTCCAAACTACTTCGGGAGTGACTTTTGTCCCGTAGAGTTTGTTAAGCCTCTGAGCATGTCGATCCCACTCTTTGTCTGGACCGGAGTCACCGGCCAGGTAGTAGGTGAATGCACCAGAGAACCATCTCTCACGGATCAGTCGGTGTTCGACGTGACACGGAAAGACAGTGTTCCCGTCCGAGAAAACACCACCGTGTTGAGGTCCTGGAAGCAAGGATCTGCTGAGAACCTCAGACTTGACGATAGTGTCTAGCTTAGGGAAGACGTAGCGCCGACGAACACGACGACCTGAGTCACGACGGAACTGCGAATAGATTTTATCCGCATTCCGATAAGCGTGAGCCCATTTCATCATGTCGGCGATCATCGGTTTCCAACCGAATTCAACGTTCAAGTACTCATCGCCTGCTTTTCTGGCGTAGCGTACTTGTTCCTTGAACAGTGAAGAACCGATGATCTTTGGAAAGCCTTCTCGGAGTTCACCGAGGGCTACAGCCAAAGAGGCTACGGGATTGGTGGGAAGGACACGAGCAATAGCAGTCGTGCCAAGGGCATCGATCTCGATTTGAGACGAAGCTTGGACAGGAAAGAATTGCTCTACCCCTGTCGGCCAGTAGGCCAGGAATGGATAGGCTTTACCTTTGTAGTATTGGCCTGTTCCATCACTGTTCTCTGTCACATGAAGATATGGAATATTATCCTCATATGTGACCTGCTGCGAGAAAAACTCGCCACCAATATCCTCATTCGTCTTACCGAGACGGTAGACGAGGTGATCTTCCGACTCAGTTACCTGAGTCGATGTCAAGAGGCTGGGACTGTGCGCATTGTGATAACTCCAATTGGGGTTATACAAGTCGACATAGCCAGCGTACGCTTGAGAGGCTGTAAGAATCCTCTCACGAGTTTTTCTTGACATGCTAAGCGAGCTCCAAATGGTGTTTGGTAGTTGATGTTCTGTGCACTGCACGGAGTGTGTCAACCATCACGGGAGGCCCCTAGGGGCC